TTGCAGCAAGAACTGAATCAAAGTTGCCTTCTCTGTTGACAATAATGTCTGGAAGTCTTCTTGTTTCAAACCACTCATCACCTTCTGGTGTAAGTCTCATATCACCAGCCCATGAGAAGTTTAGTACAGGGTTAAGGTTTTCTACACGAGTAGCGTATGGTTGTTCAGCAGTAACTTTATGTTCATATGGTAGAGTGAGAAGAGAACCAGTTTTCTGATAGTTACTAGAAGCACGATCAGTTGCGTTAGTATTGTCTTCATTCATCAATACGTTTTTCATAAAGTATTTTGGACGCAACTCACCAGCTTGCATATCTACTGCAACACGATAGTCGGGATGTTTAACATCACCAGTTGCATGTCCAGCAAAGTTATCTACAAGGAAACCAGACTTAAATCTATCAAGTCCATTTGCATCTTGAATCTGTAGCGACTCTGCATCTTTTTCTAGAAGGTTAAGTACAGTATAATACTCAACATTATTAATACGATTTTCTAGTTTAGCAATATCTGACATTGAGTATTTTGGACTATCCATAACAGAAACCAAAACATCGTCTAGATTTATAACATATGCAGGCAATCCAATCTCTGCAATCAACATAGATTCTTGAATAACGGGCGGATCTGTTGGGTTCTCAGATGGAGTACCCTTAGATACAATAAATTTGCCGTTCGAACTTAGGTAGAGTGCATCATTCCTTGGAAGATAAAATTCAAAATCATATCCGAAATTTGAACCATCCTTTGGAATGTTTGTTACAGACCCACCTGTACCTTCAAAGTTCCTTGACTCAAAAGTAAAGGATAGACTTGTAACTTTACCAGCAGAATATACCTGAGCAGGGTCTGTAAGAGTTACGTTTGTAGCAGATATCGTTGCATCAGAAACACGAGGTCTGAAGTCAACAGTATCACGCAAGTCGTATTCACCACTTGGTTGTGCAACCTCTGGATCAACACGAGTAGCAGAGTATGTTGGAATCTCTTTATAAGGAATAGTAGAATAAGAATCAACTGTGAAGAAATCACCAGTACTGTGTGTGAAATAATCAAACACTACGAGAAGTTTACCAGTTGGTGCTGGAGCACTTCCTTTTCTTACAACTCTACCAACATCATAAAAGTTATCTCTCTGTCCAGTATCCAAAGTAAAATTATTTGTTACTAATTTATCACCAGCAGAGAATGTTTCTAGAGTAGCAGTCTCACCACTCTCTAGTCCTAAAATTTGTTCGTTAGCATCAAAGACTGCATCTCTGATAGGAATGAAAGTCATTGGAGATTGTGGATTAATTACAAACGCTTTAGCGCCAGAAGTTTGTCCAGTAATAATCTCCCCTTGAGTAAATACACCAGTTGAACCAGTAAGAGTCCATTGAGGAAGTCTTGGGTTGGTTGAACTATTTGGTGATTCAAATACCGCCTGAAGTTTATGTATGTCTGCATAACCAAGAGAAATTTCGTGGTCGTGGGCAGAAGTACCAAATGCTGCGCCGCCTCCAACACCATCATTGTCTACGATAGTCATAGACATTCTGTTTCTAACCTTAGTTTTTTCTACAGCAGCAGTCTTAGTTAATGTAGCAATAAGTCTTACAGTTGCAGCGTTACCTAAAAGAGAAGTCGAAGTAATTGTTAAAGATGTACTAGCGTTGCTAACTGTAACATTACTAGAGTTGAGGTTAATGATATCACCAACAGCAGCAGAACCACCACCAGCGGCAGTTACAACTAGAATATAATCTTCATTGTCAACAGAATTAAATGTTTCGTTTGCGCCTGTTGTTGTAAATGTAACAACACCAGAACTTGAAGTTGTACCCACAAAAGACTTACGAATTGTAACTGATGAATCTGTAACAAAATTGTTAGCAGTTGTCTTTAGTGTTTTGATTGTATTCTTCTGTAGTTTTCTAAGAAGGACGTTTTTGTTTTGATCTATAAGTTTAGCACGCAGTCTTTTCAACTGGACAGAAGTAACAGCGCCGGAAACATCAGCACTTAAATCTAAAGTTTGTCCACTTACGGAATCAACTCTTCTTGTTTCTAGCGCACCATTTGTTCCAGATGGAAGGGATACAATATCACCAACTCTAATGTCAGACGAAAAGTCTGATTGGAAACCAGTAACAGCATCCAAGTTACTACCAGCAATACTGATAGTTCCGTTGATTGTAAATGAATCGTTAAGAACCAAATCAGCAGTAAAGTCTTGAGAAGAACCAGCAGTACTGTCCATGTAAACTTGTTTTACTGCATCAAAGTTAAAACTTGAAATAGCAGATACAGTCACATCGGCATTACCAGATGTTTCCATAAATTCATCAGCAACACTAGAAGATGTTGAAGTCAACTTCTCACCAGTTTGGAAATTACCAACAACTGTTGTGAGAACAAGTGATGTACCAGTACTATCACTGTGTACAAATCCATATGCACCAGAGTTTGCACCAGTTACCTTTGCACCTGTAATCATACCACCAGCTGCACCACCAGCAGGAGTTCCACTCATTGTAATCTTTGAGAACATTCTCAAATCAAACATATAAAGTTTGAACTGAGCAGATGCATTCATTACACCAACACTAGTTCCAGTTTGATTCGCATGGTGTTCCATAGCACGAACACGTGCTACACCAATCTTAGTTCCGTTAGACTGTCCACCAGTTGTATTTTGTGTATCAAATAATTGAATGTCACGATATGGTTTCCCGATTGAACCTGAGATTTCTGGAGAGACTTCTGGTTGTCCATGAACATTTTCAATCAAAGCAAAGTTACCAACCTCAACAGGAGTAACGGCACCATTGAAAGAATTAAATGTTCTTGGTTTCTCTATGTCAACATATGTTGGAACAATAGTTTCAATTTCATAACCACGAACATAAGCTTTGCCTGGCGAAACTTGTGTTGTCATCAAATCATCAGAAGCGATGTTACCATCATCTGAAGTTTCGCCTGCATCATATACACCATCATTCAAACCATCGTCTAGGTTTTCTAATTTCTCCACATCGAATTTTTTAATTGTGAAGTCGCCGTATAGGTCATAAGTTCTTCTTGCAAGAGTATCACCAAGAACTGAGTAATCAGTATTTCTAACTTTCTCTTGTACAACACCTGTATCAGTTCTAAGAAGTTCGATGAAGTTCTCATCTTCTACAGAATCTAAAGCAAGTTTTGCAAGTGTCAAAGAAATCTTTAGACGGTGTGCGCCTTTAGCGTTTACGTTTGAAGAACCTTGTGCGTTATCCAAAAGAGAAGTATCTTCTTCTGGAGTTTCCAAAGTTTCAGTAACCGTCAAACCAACACGATAAGATGGTGTGTTTGTATACTTGTCTAGGATAATTCTTTGTTCTGATACCTTAACAAAATGTCCACGAACAAAGTAAACACCTTCTTGGATGTTCGCAGAAGAACCAGTTGCAGTTGCGTCTGTTGCTTGAAGTTGTGCAGAATCAATACCAGCGCCAAATGCACCAACGACTGCATCAGCAGAAATCTTTTCTCCGTTTTGGAATACGACTGTAGTGTTGTCTGAACCTGTTGCAACGTATTTTACATATAGTGTAATTGGATCAGTTGTAGTTGCGGCAACTGCTTCAATAACCTCAGCAACAACTCCACTTGTCGAACCAGTAATTTTCTTTCCAACAAAATCTTGAATGTATGTGGAGATTTCTGTTGTCTCCAAAAGTCCCTGTAGTTTAACTGCATAGTATTCATTAGTAAAACCAGTTGCGCCAGGGATGACAACTGTTCCTTCTTTGAACATATGTCTACCATGTCTCTCAACTTGGTTTTGTAAAATTGTTTGAAGTGCAGTTAACTCTCTCGCTTGGATTGAGAACCCAGGCCGAAAGAGTACCCTATGAAAGTTTTTGTCTTCTGCAAAATCATCATAATACGGGGCTACATTAAGATTTGTATTTTCCATTGTTTAGAATTCCACTACGATTTTAATATCTTCTGTTTGGTCAGACGCACGAGAGATTGGGCGTCTATTCTCTATATAGATAACCTTCCCACTGTCTGGTTGTAGTTCTGGATTTGCATATGAACTTGCAGTACCAACAGCACCACTAGTGCCACCTGTAATAACATTAGAACCACTAAATGCAATAACATTTCCGTTTGCAGCTATACCATAGTTTGCATATCTTTCCTGTTGATAATAGATAATATTGTTTGAAGCATCAAACTCAACAACCTTACCTATTGCACCAGTTGTTGACTGAGTAATCTTTTCATCAATCTCATATGGTTTATTTGGCGCACCTGTAAGTGTAACACTAAATGTTTGTCTCGCTGTAGAAGCAGTAGAAACTGTTGTTGTACCAAAGTTAAATGGGTCTTTGATGATACCAACTTCTCTAAAGTCATTTGCGATTGTAAAATCTGAACCTTCATTCTGTTCTAGTTTGATATTAGTCATCACAAAGTGAGCACCAAGTTCATGTACTGCATCTTTACCATGTCCACCCTTTGGTGAAATAATTGGTTCTACTGCACCACCAGAACCACTACCAATGTTTGCAGCACTGCTTAGTCCAGTATCACTGAAAACATTTCCTAAATCTACAGTAGCAAATCTATATCCTGTTCCGCCCGCATATATGTTTGTTCCTGATGAACCTTGAGCTGCGGTTGAATTTCCTGATACTACAATCTTGACGATACCATTTGCACCATCTCCATCTATTGGGGAATAATAAGTTCCATCTGTATATCCAGAACCAGCGGTTATTCTTACAACATCCAAAGCACCATCTACGGCATCACCTGATACAGTTGCATCAGTACTTACTGGAATAAAATCTGATGTTAAAAACTTAGTAACTTCTGAAGTTGTAATCTTATACATGTATTGTAGTCTGTATCCACCCAACTCAAAAGGAGTTGAAGTTTCAGAGGTAGGTTCACTACCACTATACACAGCACCACCACCATTGTCAAGTACTTTATAGACTCTATAGTCAGAAGTCATAAAGTAAAATGTACTAGCATACAGGTTTGTTACATTACTTGTTGTTGGATTGGTAGAACTAATGTCATGTTCATACATGTCATATCGTGTGTTGTTAGTCCAGTTCCGTCTTGGAATAACGTATGAAACATCCGAAGATGAGATTAATTTGGCAGCAAGCATAGAATCCCATTTATAATGTTCCGTAGTTACATCATCATTTGGAACTGGTGGTGAGTTATCCGAACCACCAGAAGTAGATAGTGTAAATGGAGTACTCTTACCAATAAAAAGGTAATATCTTGTTGGCGCTGCCTCAGAGAACGACTCAAAGAATTGTTCTGCATTGTGTTGCCTGAAATGTTCAGTAATAATTGCTGCCATTGTTTTTTCCTATAAAGTTATTTATGCATATTGTTAAGAAGGTTTTGTGGGCCACTTTACATCATCTACACTACTCGCAGTTTTAGTAATATCACGAAGTTCTTGACGGTAAGTTTTCCACTTTTCTTTTTTTGCGTTTGTGATAGAAGCATCTGGTATCTGAGTCCAATCTGACGAAGTAAGTAAATTATTTCTTACTGAACGTAATTTTTGTAACTCTTCTTCCTCTGTAAATTTAATCTCGTTTGTCTTAAAATCTTTACCATCATAAGTCCAACCAACGATAACTGTATCATCACAGTCTACCCATGACATAGAAGAGTGTACTTCAAATTCTTCTTTTTGAACGTCTACGACTATACCATCTAAAATAAGTGCTTTCATTATGCATACTCCTCAACATAAACTACTCCTGCTTTTCCAGCACCAGAAGAACCACCGTGTCTTGAGTGTACCCCACCACCACCAGAACCGAAGGCTTCACCTCCCGAAGCAGCGACTGAAGTATGAGATGAACCACGACCACCCCCTCCATAAAAAGAAGCGCCTCCAAAACCAAAACTTCTTGCATAAGTGTCAGTTACATTAAAATTATCCCAACCATTACCACCAGTACCACCAGATATGTTTATGGCACCACCACTTCCAACGCCACCAGCACCACCAATACCAGCCCCAACATTACCATGAGAGCCTCCATTTCCGCCTGTGGCAGAACAGTAAGAACCAAATGAAGATGTACCACCACCAGAACCATTATTAGCACCTGCTGAAACACTAGCACCGCCTGCACCTACAGTGACCGCTACTGATGATACAGAAGATACATCTATAGTTTCAATCGC